GTTCGTCCTCCCGTGCCCGTGCGTCGAGATAGTTCTGTATCGTCAGTTTGAAATATAAGGGGGGTAAAACGAAATGTGTAAAGACCTACTGATAGGGAAAATAACCATACGATAAGAATATCAATAAGTTAGACGGGTGAAGAGTAAGAGGAGTGTGCAAAACGAAAAGTGGCACAGGCTTTACACTGGGCTTACATCGGTGGCCTGTTTTGAACGGTTTTTAAACGGTTGCTTTACATTGGAGCTTACACCGGTTTAATATTGGGCCTGTACGGGCGCAAACGGGGCGCACAGGGGCGTTTTGTTAGCTCGGATGGACATTTGATTGTCAGAGTGGTAAAGAGGTTTTAAACGGCCTCTTTTCTTTTGCCTGATTTTGGCTGTGATGGTGGAAAATATTTCTTTGATTATTCCAAATAATTATTATTTGGTATATTTGCGAGAAAGAAAATACCAAATCGTTATGACAAAAGTTATTCATGTGCATTTACTTTACGAGAAGAAGAATTATTATTTTGGCAGCCTTTCAGCCGTCTTTGACGTGTTGACGGAGGCAGAAGTCGGGATTACCAAAAGCAGCCTTTTGCATGCTGGATTGACGGATGGTGGCTGCAAGATTACCAAACGGGCGATGATTATCCAGTCGCACCTAATAAGAAGTTGTAAGTAGTTGTTTTATTAGTGTTTAAGTTGTATTCAAACGACTTTCTTTGTGATAGCGGGTTTCCTACCGGTTTGAACGGTCGGAAATACCGCTTTTTCTGTGTTGGTAATGCGCTTGGTAATGCGTTTAGTAATACATTATAGAGAAAACAAAAACGAAATGTGTTAATAGGTAATGCATTTGGTAATGCAAAACGCAGTATTTTAAGTGCCGAATAATAGGTATATAAGTCTATAATAATGACAAAATATGTCTTTTTAAAGCGTTTTCCCCCATATAAAAATATATGTATTTGTAAAATCAATAGTATAAAATATATCAAAATAAATTAGTAATCAATACTTTGACTAAAAAAGTCTATGCATACTACCTAATACAGCAAAAACTTTTCGAATCATACTAACAGGTATGTCTTGTTCTCTATATTCTGGGCTTTTGTTAGTTGGTATTAAGCGTACGAATCCCTCTTTGTCTGACATTCGAATACGTTTTACAGTACGATAGTCGTCTGTAATAATTCCATATATTTCTCCAGATGGCAAATATTCTATTGGCGAGGTCATTTCTTTCATAGCAATAAAATCACCGTTGTTTAATTCTGGTTCCATAGAATGTCCCGTAATATTACACCATATTACGCCTGGCTTATTATAGGGTTCAAAGTTAATGTAATAGTCAGGGTTTCTTGTTTGGTCATTAAAAACTATATCAAATCCGCCAATGAAATCTACATTATAATATGGAGCACCTTTGTATTTATAGTTAATCTCCGGCAAAATTTCTTCTTTCTCTTTTTGTGAGCAGGAGGTAATTCCTGTTAGAAGCCAATTGAAATCGATTCCTTCACATTTTGTGTATATGGCATCTATGTCAAAAGTAAGTCTGTTATACCAATTTGTAATAGTATTGGGAGCCACACCTAAAAAACGTGCTAAATCTGCATTGCCTCTTAATGAGTAATGCTCTTTGATTCGATCTAAAACAGCAGACTTATCGAGATTTTTTCCCATAATGTGAAATTTTTCTTGTTTTTATTTTGATTATTCCCATTTTGTGTGTAATATTGCAGTGTATTCAAAATATGAACACGCTTCAAAGATATGAAAAGGCGGCCATATAAACGAATATTAGAAGTAAAACTTAAAAATGGCAAAGGATATGAATGACGAGATTAAAGAATGGCAGACACAAAGCGTGAAGCACAAAGTCGCTTACGTGTTGATGATGGACGGTATCAGTTTCAGATACACAGAAGAGACCGGGATTGTGTTTTCTGCTCCCGATTTTTATGTAAAGAATCTTATCCGGCGCTTGATGAGCTGCTACGGCGTGAGTTTGAAACCGATTATAAACGAATATAAATAAGAAACGATGAAGGCAAAAGTGATTATCGCTCAGGCGACGGCAGAAACAGTCGGATTTCTTTACGAACTGGTTAAGAGGATGGCAGAGAAAACGGCTATCAAGGCTTATCCGAGTGTGGACTATCAAGCCGTGTTCTTCCCGGTAGATAAACACGACCTGTCTTTTGTGAAGCGGGTATTGGCAGATAGGGACTTTCTTTTTAAGGTGGAAAATGCTGAATAATAACATTAAAAATCAAGTATATGAAAGTAATTCGAAAGTCAGGTAACCGTAATAGTTGGCAAGAAATGGATATCGAGAGCCGTCAGGCCGTGTATTTAGCGGAACGATTGGTGGAGGATAAACGCGGCGTAGAAACCGGAGGTAAACGCTACAACAACTGTACGCTGGAGATACGCTATGGAAACAATATCTATAATACACAGATTGACATAGTGGATAACGACGGCTTGGTAATAGCCTTCTACTCCGATGGCTATTTCTACGACAGTACATGTAAGCAACAAGTGGAATTATTCTAAGGCAAATAGATTGTGGGTTAGGACAGCCCGGAAAGATGGGCGGGCGATTAGTTCAGGCAGGTAGAACAGGCGAAACTTATCCATAGAAGCCATTGTCCCCGGTTCGAATCCGGGATCGCTCACAAGTAAGTAACAACAATAACGGATTAAAACAGATATAGAAATGAAGAAACGAATCATAGTTGAGCATGGGGAGGTAAAGCGGATCGCTTTACTGATGAACTGCACCTACGAGATGGTGTCGCATTCGCTGGCTTACCGGAAGGATACCAAGCTGGCGAAGGCGATCCGGAAAATGGCTTTGACGCGTGGTGGTGTCGAAGTGGGTGACGAACCGGTAAATGATACAAGCCATGAGGAAGAATTTGTTAAAACCGTTTGAAGGTGAATTTGTCTGGTGGCACACCCTTACCGGAAAAGAAAAGCTGTATGTCGTTTACTTCCTGCTCAGTTTTACCTTGATGGCGGGATTGACGGACGGCAATTCGATTTGGGTGATGTTTTTGGCAGTATTGAATTTCGGCAATTCCGTGCGGCTGATAAAAAGAGTGCCGATAGACAAACTGGAAGATTTTTAGTAAGCAAAACAGCTGAGTGATGGAATATTTCGAAAACGAACTATGTGTAACCTATGAGGAGCTTACCTCTGGCAATGATCCTGTTATAAAGTATAGTACTTTAAACAGCAACATCACCAGAAAAAGAATCCGAACCGCCAAACGTGGCGGTGGCGAAGGTTCCTGCGCATTGATTATCTATTCCTCGCTCCCTGAAAAATACAAGGCCCGTTATGTGGCGAAATATGGTGATCCGGTAGAAGCATTAAAATTACAACGTATGAGAAACAGGGTGAAAATAGACGAAAAGGCAAGAGAGTTTTACGAGGCGTTCAAATACGACATGAACGGTGTTCAAACAGGGCTTAGCAAAAAGCTGATAGCAGAATATACTTTGAATGCTTCGGTGTTGAATACCTTGGTGTGTGACTTGGAAGATAAGACGACCAACCGGAAGATGTTAGGCAACAGCCTCAATACTTTGTGGGAATGTGTCGCCGCCACCAGCGAGAACTTGCGCGAAATCTATGGTCATACCCTGCCGGAAAACCTTGCGCGACTGAGGGGGAAAATCCGATGTTACAAATTACAGGGATACCCTTCCCTTATCTCCGGCAAGGTAGGCAACGCCAGTACGTTGAAAATAACCGAGGAGGCAGGTCGTTTCCTGATCGCTTTGAAACGCAGCCGGGTTCCGGTTTATACCGACTCACGGATATTCGAGGAATACAACCGGGTGGCACCGGAAAAGGGCTGGAAAGAACTGAAGAGCAAACGCAGCCTGACGATGTGGTTTAACCGCCCGGAGATACAGCCGCTTTGGTGGGACGCCGTACATGGCGAGATGTCGGCGCACCAGCGTTTCGGCCGCAAGCATCGTACGGAACTGCCCTCACGCCGCGACACGCTTTGGTATGGCGACGGTACGAAACTGAACTTGTATTATCAGGACGAGAACGGGGATATGCGCACCACGATGGTGTACGAGGTGGTGGATGCCTACAGCGAGGTTCTACTGGGTTATTACATCAGTGATCACGAGAACTTCGAGGCGCAATATAACGCCTACCGCATGGCCGTGCAGGTTAGCGGGCACAAGCCTTACGAGATCGTGCACGACAACCAGGGCGGACATAAGCGGCTGGAGAAGGAAAAGGGAAAGAAAGAGCCGGGTTTCTTTGATCTGATCTGCCATGTGCACCGCCCGACAGCCCCCTATAGCGGGCAAAGTAAGACGATAGAGAGCATCTTTAACCGTTTCCAACAACAGGAATTGAATAAGGACTGGCGGTTTACCGGTATGAACATTACCGCCAAAAAGGAGAGCAGCCGTCCGAATTTGGAGTTTGTCGAGGCGAACAAGGACAAACTTTTCACTTTGGAGGAACTGAAAGCCCACTACGCTGAAGCACGCAAGGCCTGGAACGAGGCCAAACATCCGGCGACCGGGATTCCCCGCATTGAGATGTACGAAAAAAGTGTAAACGAGGAGACGGACGTGGTGACGGTCTATGACATGGTGGATATCTTTTGGATATGGACGAAAAAGCCTGCCACCTTCACTGATTCGGGCATAGAGATCACCATCGGCGACAAGAAACTGCCTTACGAGGTGTACGAGCGTCCCGGCGTGCCCGATCATAAATGGCGCATGAAAAATACCTATCGCCGGTTCTATGTCAAGTATGATCCGAACGACCTTCGCGGTATTCGCCTGTATTGGGAGGACAATGCCGGTGGCCGGCGGTTCGAACGGGTGGCCGAGCCTTATATGGTCATCCATCGTGCCTTGCAGGACCAGACGGAGGGCGAGGCCGCCTTTATACGTCGGGAACAGGAAGCGAACATTCAGGATCGTATCGACCGTCAGGTGATTGCCAAAGAAATAGAATATGCCTACAATGTAGCTCCGGAACAGCACGGTCTGAGTACACCGAAACTGAAAGGTGTAACCGCCGAGGTGCAACGTGAAATCGACCGCCGTACAGGGAAGTATAGCCGGAATCCGGAAGAATATCGTATCGGTCGTGCGACTAAGAAAGCCAGCCTCCTTACCTGGGATCAACTGAAGGAGAATAAGGTTGTTGACATGCGCAAGGTGGCAGGCAAACTGTAAAGCAAGAAATTATAATCTATAAAATATAAACGATATGAACGAACTAAGTACCAAAGAAAAGGACGTGATCCGTGAGGCACTCCGGACATACGTCGCCAAATATCCGAGCCAGAACAAGGCAGCTGGCAGCTTGAAGAACACCAGTGTCGGCACGATCAGCAGTATCATGAACGGCAAGTATGAGAATATCTCGGACGAGATGTTCCGTAATATCGCCTCACAGGTAGGCTGTCAGTCGAAAGATACCGGCTGGCAGATCGTGGAGACGTCCGCCTATCAGGAAATCCGTTATGCGCTGGATGATGCCCAGCGCTGGCGTAACGTGACGTGGGTGGTCGGCGAGGCTGGATGCGGAAAGACGACGACGGCACGCCTTTACACGGAAGAGCACAAGGAGGTTTTCTATATCCTTTGCTCCGAGGACATGAAGAAGGGCGATTTCGTGCGTGAGATCGCCCAAAAGGTCGGGATCAAGACGGACGGGCACAATATCCGTGAAATCTGGGGCCTGATCCTGGACGACGTGATACAGATGGATGCGCCGCTTTTGATCTTCGACGAGGCGGACAAGCTGACCGAGCCGGTGTTCCATTATTTCATTAGCATGTACAACAAGCTGGAGGACAAAAGCGGAATCGTTTTTCTTTCCACCGACTACATCAAAAAGCGCATCAACCTCGGTTTGCGTCACCAGAAACCCGGATATAAGGAGTTTTTCAGCCGTATGGGGCGTAAATACTTCGAACTGGAGGAAACGACTGCCGGCGATGTTTACTCCATCTGCGTGGCCAACGGAGTACAGGATAAGAAGAAGATCGAGGAGGTGATCCGGGATGCCGAGCCGTGCGATTTCGACCTTCGCCGCGTGAAGAAAGCAATCCATCGGGCCAAACGGATGGGTGAGTAAAACAGCGTTTTAATAACATTCAAACACCGTTCAAAAGATATGAAACGAGCATTGAGCGTCCGGGATATACTGGACAAAAAATATAATACTTTCCCCTTCGAGGGAAAATGGAAGGAGGCGTTCGGAACACCGGAGCGTGTCGGCGTGTGGTTTATCTGGGGAAACAGCGGTAACGGTAAGACGTCGTTCGTCATGCAACTTTGCAAGGAGCTTTGCAAGTATGACCGGGTAGTTTACAACAGTCTGGAAGAGGGCGCGTGCCTGACGGTACAGAACAACCTCCGGATGCACGGCATGTCGGAAGTAAGCCGTCGGCTGGCATTCATACAGGAGGACATGGAAGCGTTAAAAGCCCGCTTACGTCGCCACAAGAGTTACAACATCGTGGTGGTTGACAGCTTCCAGTACACCCGCATGAGTTACCGTGACTACATCGCGCTGAAAGAAGCCTTCCCCGGCAAGCTGTTCATCTTCATCAGCCATGCCAAAGGCAAGAACCCGAAAGGCGATGCGGCCGAAAGCGTGATGTATGATGCCACGCTGAAAATATGGGTCGAGGGAGGAAAGGCTTTCAGCAAGGGACGGTTTATCGGTAAGACCGGCGAATATGTCGCCTACCCGAGGCTGGCCGAGGAGTATTGGAGTGACAATGGGACAAAAGCGGTGAGCCATGAATAAGAAAAAGATTTACCAGTTAGGCATGGAGCCGCAATACGCCGCCCATGTGATCCTGCTCTGGAACGAAGGCGAATACCCCTGCGATATCCGGGTACGGCGTGCCAAGACCGCCGGTCTGATAGTTGTCGAGGTCGAGAAACTGGAACTGGCTAATAAAATCGTGAACGTCACCCGTTGCAAGGTGGCGATAAAAGAAGTCGAACAATCTAAATAACCAGATCATGAATGAAGTGATAGAAGCAATCGTAAATGACGCGGTGGAAAGGGCAATGGCATTTTCACCTTGTGACCAATCATTCATTTACAGCGAAGTCTCAGATCGCCTGTCGGATTTATCGCATACGGCACTGATAACCGAGTACGGATTTAAAGAGGAGGACTTCGAATGAGTAGGAATTATGCACGTTTTTATACCCTCCTTAACCGTTTGCCTACAGAGGATAAGGACGAATTGAAAGCCTCGCTGGTCAGCCAATACACCGGCGGTCGCACCGAATCGCTCCGGGAAATGACCTATAACGAGTACGATGCCATGTGCGAGGACATGCAGCGTATGGATGAGAATTACAAGGCGCGGGAAATCTACCGTGAGCAGCTACGGCAGAAACGCTCCACGGTGCTGAAGTTGATGCAAAAGCAGGGTATTGACACGACCGACTGGAACCGGGTGGATGCCTACTGTCAGAATCCCCGGATCGCGGGCAAGAAGTTCGCCCGGCTGACGACAGAGGAACTGGATACGGTGGCCATCAAGCTGCGGATCATTCAAAGGAAAGACAGGGAAAAGAACACGGATTATTCACAACTAAATTAATTAAAGCTATGACAGAAGAAAGAAAAGCCGTTGAAATGACGGACGAAGAACTGAAACAATTCGAGGCGTTCAAGGCAGAACAGGCCGCCAAGCGAGCCAAGGAACAGGCCAAACGTGACCGCGAGGCCTACAAGGAACTGGTGGACGAAACGATCGAGGAGGCGATCCCGGACTTGCAAGCGGTAAGCGACTGCATCAAGACCGTGAAAAACGGCGTACTGAATAACTTCCGCCGCGTGATCGACATGAAGTCGGAAGTCTTGAAATTGAAAAAGGACGGCCAACGCACAGACACCTTTACCAATTCCGCTGGAGACAAGCGTATCACCGTAGGGTATTATGAAACCGATGGCTACCGCGACACGGTGGAGGACGGTATCGCCATCGTAAAGGAGTATATCGAGGGGCTTGCCAATAATGAGGAAACGAAGGCGCTCGTTAAGATGGTACTCCGTCTGTTGGCCCGTAATGCCCAAGGAACGCTAAAGGCAAGCCGTATCGTCCAGCTACGTAAGATAGCCGAGGAATCGGGAAACGAGCGTTTCATGGAAGGCGTGCAGATCATCGAGGAAGCTTACCAGCCAGCCATTAGCAAACAGTTTATCCGGGCCGAGATCAAGAACGATAACGGGGCATGGATAGCGATACCGTTAGGAATGACAGAGGCATGAAGGTAAAATCTGCCACCCTTACCCCCGGCTACTGGATATATGTCTGTCCCTGCGACTTTCAGTATTCGGTTTGTCGGGTGGATAAAACAGAGGGGAAATGGCTGGTATATTGTTTCAAATGCAAACAATCCAATGGAAAATATCACAAGATTATGGTAGAAAGAATAGAATTTTCTAAAAACTGGAACGGGAAATTGAACGGCGATAGCTTCACAACCATGAGGCTGCATGATCCCGTGAAATATTGCGTCGGTGCCGTCAAGCAGATTTACTTGAAGGGCATCTGGAAGGGGAATGCCCGGATCATAGACGTGAAACGCATCCACCTTTCGGATATAAATCTGTTCGTTTCAAAGTTGGACATGGGCCTTTCGGCGGAAGATTGCAGGCAGGCGCTTCGCGCCATGTACAAGCATCGCCCGGTCAATTGGGAAACCCAGCTGATCGACCTTTGCCTTCTGGAATACCTGAAGGAATCTAAAGAACCGGGATTGTTCCCGTGTCAGGAAGGGGAGGTGAGAGTATGAGCAGGAGCGTACAATCGATCGATCTTTTTATTGACAAATACACCCCCAAGACGGAGGTTGTGAAAGCCAGGGGCTTTATTTGCCCCTCCTGTAACGGGAGTGGCGGTTTCCAGGAAGAAATAGGGCGTGACGATTACAGGTGGAAGACTTGCCCCCGTTGTGACGGGACGGGTAGAATGAGGGCTGTCGTTACGGTGGACTGGAAAGCGGATTACGACTCTTGAAAACCTATGGTCCGAAAATGCCGGACAGCAGGTTTGGTCTGACAATGATTAATTTTTAAAACAGAGGAGAAATGATGAACAGTATTTTAAACAGGTTAAAAAGAAAAGCAGATCGACCGAATAAGACGGACGAACTGTTACCAAAACGGGAGAGAATGATCCCACCGCATATCGTGGTCTGCAAGGTCTGCGAGGGCAAGGGGACGAAAGAGGGCGCGACCTGCCCGCAGTGTAAAGGTTCCGGGCGTGTGATCGTATCGTGTGAGGTAACAACTTATGTATCGGCTTATGTGCCAGAAAACGATTAAAAATAATCAGTCATGGAAGAAAAAGTAAGAATAGTAATGGAATTGGATAAGAACGTGGTTCAGACAGCGTGTTTTTTAGCTGATATAAACCTGTCGGATGAAGTCTGGCAGAAAATGGTTGCAGAACCAATTCTTTTCCCCATGGAACTTGCGGGAGAACAAAAAAAGGAAATGGAATTGGGAATAGCAATGGCTGCTTTGGGTTTAACACTACAAAAACAGGAGGAAACAGAATAATTATGGGTTATGATTTAATACCAAAAAAAAAGGGGGTCGATTGTAAAAGCGGAATGATATTTACATGGCCCGTCATACTGAACGAAACCGGTGCTTGCTACCTGTTCGGCTATGGGGACCACACATTTTCTCCGGGAAAATATATTTATGTCGGTTCCCGGAAAGATGGCAGTCCGGTAAGCAATGACGGATTTGAAGTCACAAAAGAAGAAGCCTGTATCATGGCGAGGCTCTTTAGGGGGTATGTCTCTGTAAAAAGGGAGTTGAAGGAAGAATGGGACCAACTGTCGGAACAGGGACAAATCAAGATCAAATCCATGTTAGGGGAAAAAGCGGAACCACCGGCTGAAGAGTTCTTACATAAGATAGAAATGCTGGCAGATTTCTGTGAACAGTCGGAAGGCTTTAATATCTGTTGAATATGAATGCGACAGATCAAGCCAAATTATGCAAGGCAGGTTATACCATACTTCGCCGGATGGATTATCCTTCTCCATGCATAAAATTCAAAAGTGAAGCCAATCCGCATAGCTGGAAAAGATACGGCGATTATTACCCCAGCAAAGCGGAAAGGGACAGGAGCATGAAACGTTTATTGCAAAGCAACGATATAATAGAGGATTGAATTATGAACATGAAAGATTTAGGACTGGTTCCCAGTGTGGCACAATGCGCCAAAGATGCCGAAGGAACGGCGGAAATTATCAAGGAACAAATCCCACGATTGAGAAGCAGAGCCAAAAAACGGCAAAGTGAGAGAAGCCTTGAGTTTTTCGAGGCGGTGGTTTACCACTTGAAACGATTGCAACAGTTGGAATCGACGAAATAACCGGATAATAATTAGCAATCGGCGGAACAAAAAGCTGTCCCGCCGATTGTTTTTTGGGGTGATTGGTTTAAACAAACTTAAAAACCGTCTGTTCCAAACAAACTTAAAAGCCAATGCCGCCGTAAAATACGGTATAAAGCTGTACTTTTGTATTAAATACATTGATTTATGGCCAAAGGACGAGACAAACAGTTGATCAGAGAACGAAATGAAGCCCTGTGCCGCCGTTACTATTATTGGACGGAGGCGCAGAGCGTCCGCTTTGACCGTGCCCTGAAGATACTCTCCAAAGAGTTCTTTTTGTCGGAGGAGCGCATCATGGCCATTATCCGTGAACGCAGCAAGGTCGATCCGGATATCCACCCGGTCCCCAAAGTCCGTGCGCCCCGTTTAACCTTCAAACAGCTTTCCCTGTTCACGGACGATGCCGGCTATCCAATAGCGCAGATTCATCGCGATAGCTGAACGAGAACACAAATTCATACACCTTGATGTTTCCGGGCAGGGTATAATCCCGGCTTTTGACTCTGACCAGTTCGTCCATGTTCCGGCAGAACTGGAAGTTTTGCAGTGTCCGGTATAGTTTCCCGGCCATTTCCATACGTTCCTTGATACGCCCGGTCGTTCCGCTTCCGATGTGGGTATCGTGGTAACAGTCGATGCCCAGTCGGACGGTCAATGTTATTTCTCCCGCCTGCGTTCCCAGCCCGATGTCTTTCCAGTCCGCTTCGGTGTTTCCTACCAATACGCATGGAAACGTCACCGGATAAAAATCCTCGTTTTCCGAATTCATTCCTTCCAGTTGGCCGTAGTCCTCGTCGATGTAGGCTATTTCCGGCATTTCATTTTCTATCCTTTTCAGGATTGCGATGTACAGTTCTTCCATGTTGTTTATTTTAAAATGTTTCTTATTTCCGCTTCGACGGTTTGCCTGATTTGTTTGTTCAATTCCGTGCTTTCACCGATAAACTGGCGTTGAGGGATTTTTACCTTCAACTTTTTCTTCCGGGTAAGGGCGAGCCCTTTCCACATACCGGCCTCCGGCGGCAGTTCTCCTTGCCTTGTTTTACCCTTTTTCCGTTTGCCTACCGCTTTGTAATACATCGCCCATGCAAACTTCCGCATCCGGGGTGTCACGGTCGGATGTGTCTCGCCTCCCCAGTTATGCAGCGGGGCGTATTCCACGTCGTTGGCCACCCTGACGCGGTAGTCTCCCGGTGTATATTTGACGGATGAGAACAGATGGTTACGCCGTGAGAGCAGCGGGCCGTAACCTGCCGCCGCCGACTTGGAGCCGGAGTTTTGTCGTTTCGTCTGCGGCCAGCGCTGCAGGCCGCCATTGACAAAGCCTCCCTTGCGGAAGTTGTCCTGGTAATGGTCTTTGGCCATGCGTCCCACCTTGACGGGCAGCTTGCGTCGCATGAGCGTGTCCAGTTCCTTCTGTTTAGCCTTGAGCGAGGCCGAAAAATCTTTTATATTCATATTATTGTTGTCCTTTCAAATAAAAACCGTATTTTTGTGAAAACTATCTTTTTATGAACATACCTGAACAAGTAATCAAAGAAGCCGGCAACATGATGGAGCAATATGGCGGCAATCTTGAGTATCTGGGTGACGTTGACGGCCAAAAGGCGTGGTTGCTGCGTCTACCGGATGATCTTGTTATAGGCTTTCCGTTCCTATACTTGTACAAAGACGGCGAGGCCATTGAGATAACAGGGCCTTCAGTCTTCGATTTCATAGGCTTATATGTCAAAGATGTCGAAGAAGTCGAGGTTGAATAGTTTGTTGTCTATTCTCATGATCCCCCTGCAGCTGTGAGAAGTTGCCGCTCCCATCTCACACAGGTATTTGACATCCTTCCATTCCATCCCCGATCCGGCCGAGTTATCGCTTTGCGGTTCTATATAACGAAGTTCCCCGTTGGCAAACCGTTGTAGGATGGTAGCGTGTCCGCCTCCGTTTTTCCAACCGATGCACAATTCATAAACACCCTCTTCCTTGCAGATTTCATTGAAAAACTCCTTATACCTTTTGGGCGTCATTTTCAAGTATCCCTTTGTGTAAAGCCAGCCGTTAATGCTGGTATGTTGCGCAGTTGTTCCGTCCGCATTCTTCCAGACTTCAAAAGCGCGTCCTTTGCTCAGATATTCCAGTTTTGAACCGGGCACATTCCCTTTTGCCGTGATATCAAATCCTTTTAAACGTAAGGCATAGGCCGGAGCACAAGTCTGGCAATTGATGTTGTAAGGCCTGGCTTTTTCCCGGTCGTATTCCATGTTCTTTCTATATCTTCGCCCGGCTTTATCCTGATAAGTTCCGTTAGGGTCTAATATGAACTCATTTGTATGTTTAGGGTTCGCATTCTGCTTGTCCGCCTCTTCCACGCTCATGGGCTTGCCTTTGGTGATCCCGAGAACTTTTTCCAGTTCAAGGTTATGCATGGCGATGGCTTTCTTTTCCTCATACGTCAGGTTACCCGGCATTTCCGCCATCATTTCGTTTATCCGTCTTGTCAAGGTGTCCACCGCTTCCTGCGCTCCCGTATGGGCCTCGGCCATATACGGGTGTTTGTCCGAGAACAGTCTGGTATCCTTACCCGGATTGTTCTCCAGCCCGTCCTGCGGCTTGTCGGCGGGATCGAAGTCGGGTAGGGGAGTAGGCTCCTCGTCCGTGGATGAGAGGGAACACTTGCAGTTCCAGCGGTCGCCCGGCCGGTGGTTATTCCAGAAAGGATCATCAATGGGCCGTATCGTTCCCCAAAACCGGCGGTGGTCGGCTCCCGGATGCAGTGAGGTGGACGGCATCCATTTCAGGTTGGGTAGCACGTCCTTCTCGCGTTCAAACTGTCGCCAGTCGGCGGCCTGGTGTGCCCGGATTATCGCCGTATCGTATTCGGTCTCCAGCCACTGGTAGATTTGATGGTCCGCAATGGGCATGACCTCTTTCGCCCACCGTTCGAACGGTTTTAAAACGCCGTTCGAATCGAGCAGCAGCGCGGCCATGTCGTTCTGCATCCGGTGTACCTTGAAGGCGGCGAATACGGCGTTGTTTCGTTTCAGTTCCTCGTAGAAGTCATGATCCGGATCATCCGCCGGACGCTTTCCGAACCCTTTGTCGGTGGCGATGTCGAGCGTATCCCAGACGGCACGGAACATCTGAAGCTCGATGTCCGTCATGGGGTGGAAGTCCTTTTCGTAGATGCGGCGCACGAATGCCTCCAGTATGTCCCGATCAAAGGTGAAACCGGAGGATACCTCGCCTGCGGCATCCCGGTAAAGGGTGTCGACTACCAGTCTAAAGCCGCCCCGTCTTTGTGCGGGGCGTGGTCGAAAAAACTCTTCAGCCACGCCATGAAGTTCCTTTTCTGTCTCCCCGTGGGGGCTTCATCCTCTTTGTCCAGCTTTTCTTCGGGCTTTTCTTTTTTGCCTTCCGGCGGAACGGGTGAGGCCGGTGTTTGTGCCTTTTGGGCGGCTTCCGCTTTCAGCTGCTTGTAGTTCTTCGGTTTCTCTATGCCGAACTTTTCATAGAGGAAATCGTCATCGATGGGCAGGTTGAAGTCCCTTTTCAGGGTGGAGAGGACAGTCATTTCGGTTTTCGTGTCCGTTTCCTTCTGCTCGGGGAAACAGAACTTTCCGCCGGAGGTATCGATGCCCACCCTCTGGAAGATGTCGGTCATGTCGTAGTTAAGCACGTTCAGCAGGAAACGGCAATCCGACTTCAGCTTTTTGTCCTCCACCTTCTTGTGCACCGTGCCCAGGGCCTGTGTCCCGGTCTTGGAGGCTTCCGTGGTCAGCGTGTTGCCCAGTACCAGTTTCGATATTTCGCTGTTGCAACGCTCGCAGAGTTTGTCGTATAGGTCTGCCGATCCGCTCTTGTTACCCGCTTCCCTGAGGTTCAGTTCCGTATCCTTGCCATGAATGAACACGCCCAGCGATCCGATACCCGTCGCGTCTTCGATGGCACGCTGGCGTGCCTCGTCATCGTCCGTCTCGTAGGTGTATTCCTGTATGGGCATCCCGAAAACTTCGGCGAACTGCGCCCAGTCGGCCATGTCGTTACGCTTGTAGATGACCCACGGCGCGGCCTTTGCCAATAGCCCCATATCGTCCTTGTCCCCGACAAAGAGCAGGTCGGGGTATTCATCCCACGGGGTTCCCGTGATGTCCGTCTGGTGGCGTAATATGAGGCGGCGCACGGGGTCGGCGTGCTTTCGGGGGATCAGGTCGTAGTTGATCCACGGCCCTTCGCGGTAGAACTGCATGAGCGAGAATCCCCACCAGCGGGCGGCAAGGATATCCTCGATGCAGCGCCGGAACCACGGCGACTGCAACTGCTCGTTTATGCGCTCGTCCGGTTTCCCATCGCGCTGGAACTCTATGTCCAGTGCCAGCACGGCCTCGACCCTTTTGTCGATGACGCTGGACAGGTGCGTGTCCATCAGTATGTCGCTGTACAGGTCGTACAATTTGAACCGGCGTGAGTAGTCCACGTTTTCGAAGGCGCGGATGGCCGCCGTCATGTCGGAGATGTCGATGCCGAAACGTCTGGGCTGTGTGAGTACGATGGTCTGCGTGCCCGTGATGCCCGGCCGGCGCAAGTTCCCGCCTACGGTGATGCGCCCTGTATTTTTCTTTCTTCTTCCCATGATTTAAAAATGGTTTGAACGTTTACGGTTACTTTTTATGATAAAGCCGGAGCGTGTCCGGCGTTCTTCCTGCGGCAGCAGCGGTGCGCCGTCGATGCTGATGTTCCCGTCCGCCACCGCCTCCAGCCATTCCTTTGCCCGGTCGTAGCGGTCTTTTCGGACGGAGGACATGTTGCGCGGGTTGTGGATGCAGAAGATGTGGTACACCGTGATGTCCACGGCCATCATCAGCACCAGCTGGTTGCGTTCCTGACCGGTCGCGGCGAACAGGCGGTCGCAATCATACCGCCGTGAGAGGTATCCCCTCATTTCGGCCAGCGTACGGTCCTCGCATATCTCCACGATGGACTCGTCCTCGCGTGTTAACGCGTCCAGTATCTCGCGGTGGATACTGGCGTCATAATCTGTCAGTTCGATAAATTGGCTCATTGTCTGTACTTGTTATTTTTGCGCAACACGCTTCGGGCGATCTTCTTTGCCGGTTCCATGTCGCGCTGTTTACGGTCTATGATACGGTTCCCGCCTTCCACGCAGTCCGGCCCGTCGGCGGGATATGTAAGCTGTAGGTTGAAGAGCCGGAACTGGTCTGCCAGCCGCTTCATGTGCGGATTGTCCCGCTCCGCCTCGTTAAAAATGAGGTTCCCTTCCCGGTTGAGCGGTTCGAGGTTGGCTTCGATACGGGTGGCCTTGTCTGTTTTCTTATCCTCGTCGCCTCTGATGTAGAGTTCCACGCCCTGCTCGCGGCGCACCTTTCTGACCAGTGGCTGGAACACCTGCTGGAAGAAGGGGTCTTGCAATTTGTTGTTCTCCATGTAACAGTACACGGGGCATCGTCCGCCTACGAAGTCCAGCAGCTGCACGTACCACTGAATGAACTCTGCGTTCAATCCCCGGTCGAGGAATGTTTTGATAATGTATAAACGTCCGTTTATTTTACCCAGGAGGCAGATTGTCTTGGTAGAACTCTTTTTGCTTTTGTTCTCGCCCGGTGCGGGGTCGCCGTAAATGACCAGGAACTTGAACTTCGTAAGGGCAGGTACTTTCCCGTAAGCTATTTCCTGGAACACCTCCCCGTCGGCTACCGGGTTGTTGAAAAACTCCTTCTGGGCGGCGGACGCGCTGACCAGGGATAGGAACAGGTCGATGTCCTCTTCCGAGTTCTTTTCGGGCCATGAGGATACGCCGTTTTTACCCCGTATGTTGATGATATCCACATGCCCGATGCCCTTCGCCTTCAGTTCCTCCGCCTTTTCAATGGCGCGTGTGATGCAGCAGTCCGCCGCGATGATGTTCCCGTTGAACAGCACCCGGTAATGTCCGGATACGGACATGGTCGGTATCAGTGCCTCTTCCAGCCACTTCCATTTGGCCTTGATGCGTTCCGGGTTGCGGCATTCCTCGTCGGTGTCTATATCGTCAATCAGGATGCAGTCCGGGCGGAAGTTCTTGTTACGTGTACCACGGGGCGACTGCCCGGCTCCGATGGCGCGGAAGGAACATCCCGACTGGCAGGTAAATTCTCCTGTTTCCCACGCGCCCGGCTTTTTCTGCGTCCCGTAGTCCTGTATGATACGCTGGTTCTCCTCGAGATTGGCCATGAAGGGCAGGAGCAGACGCTGGGCGTTGTCCTGCGAGTTGGAGATGAGCAGCACGTTGCGCACCCGGTGGGTCAGCGCCAGCTTGATGATCTCCATCATGGCGCGTGCGGACTTGGCCAGCTCTCGTGACCAGGCCCTGACCTCGTACCATCTTTCATGCGCCATCATACGCCGTGTCGCCCTCTTGTGGAAGTCGGCGGGATTGCAGGTGTAATACTGCGCGAAGTAGTAGCGGAACCATGCCTCGTCGTCCGCCTCCAGCCGTTTTTTTCTGGCCTCGATCTCGGCGGTGGAATCCGCCGGGTTGATGTCCGAGCTTTCCCGGATGGAAGCGACCAGTTCGTTCCACCCTTCCAATGCCATCCGGTCCTGTGGTGTAAGCCTTTTCTTTGCCATGTCCTATGCGAGTTTTGATTTGACAAAAGCGTCCAGCAGCGGGCAGACCTGCTTGGCCTGCTCCGCGTCGTAGGTACGCAACCATTTGAGCAGGTCGGCGAACACGGACGTGATATCCGCCAGTCCGATCTCCGTTTCCATCTTCTTGATGGCGTTCGCCAGCTTGGAGATGGTATCCGCTTCCGCGGCGTTGGGAAACCGCTGTCCCTGTTCCCGTTGGGCGATCTTGCCGTTGAGCTCGGCCAGTTGTCGGTACAGGTTCTTTAGTTGTTCCTCCTTGGTGATCGTGACCGATACCTTCAGGTGTTCCCAGTTTTCTGCGTTGATCCATTTGTTCACGGTGACGCGCGACACCCCCACCCGCTCGGCGATTTCCGCCTGCGTGAGGTTTTCCTTTACGAAGAGCAGTTTCGCCCATTCCTTGCGCTGTCCGGTAGTCATTTTATCCGCCATAGTGTCTTTTTTTAGACAAAGGTGGCTAAAAAACGACGTTCGGGAAAAAACTTGCCGCATGATACAACTTTATAGCGTAATGATAACATTATAAGCCGTGTATGATAAAAATCCGATTTGCCTGATCCCCTAAATACCTTCATTTTTGCACCGTAAACACGGCGGGAACCCGCCCTAAGCGATATAGAGAAATGAACCGTTTTTTTAATATGATACCCGGTGAGGACGCCTGCTGCATCCTTTTGTACGGTGACATCGGCGAATACAGCGATGTCACGGCGGCTGCCATAGTTCGCGAGCTCATGGAGGCGGAGGCATCGGGAAAAAGGATCGATGTCAGGATAAACAGCAACGGTGGCGATGTCTATACAGGTATTGCCATCTTCAACGCCCTGCGCGGCAGCAAGGCGGATATCCATATTTATGTGGACGGCATCGCCGCCAGCATGGCCAGCGTGATCGCCCTGTGCGGAAAGCCCGTCGAGATGAGCAAGTACGCGAGACTGATGCTGCACAGCGTTTCTGGAGGTTGTTACGGCAACAAGACGGAACTCAGGCGCTGTTTGGAAGAGGTGGAGGCGTTGGAAAACACCCTCTGTGAGATGTACGCCCCGAAACTGGGCACCAGCGTGGAGGATATCCGGGCGCGTTACTTTGACGATGCCGACCACTGGCTGAAGGCGGACGAGGCCCTCGCGCTGGGTTTTATCGACGGGGTTTATGATGCCGATCCCGTACCGGAGGACAGTACGCCCGAACAGGTTTACCGCATATTCAACAACCGGCTTGAACAGCCATTAAACGATACCCAAATGAATTTAGAAGAAGTAAAGAAACGTCCGCGCTTCAAGGATTGCGCGACGGACTCGGACGTGTTCCGCGTGATGGACGCGCTCGAGGAGGAGGCGGGAAAGGTTCCCGGCCTGACAGCCGAGGTGGACAGGTTGAAAAAAGAGAACAAGGCTTTTACGGACAAGGCCAAGGAGGAGGACGAGGCGGCAAGGAAAAAATTGCTGGACGATGCCGAGGCCGACGGCCGTATCGACGCGACCACGCGTCCGGTGTACGAGAACCTGCTTAGCTCTGACCGTGAGAACGGGGAGAAAGCCCTTCGGAGCCTGAAACCGAAAAAGAGAGTGACCACTGACCTGCGCGTGGAAGTGGGAGGCGAAAGCCCGTGGGACAAGCGCATGTCGGAAATCAAGAACAAACTAAACCGATAAACAATGGCAATAGTAGTAAAGAACACCAATTACAACGGCGAGGTACTGGAGCAGATCCTAACGCTTGCCGCCACGGGGAACGAGATCGTTGAGAAGGGGCTGATCATGGTCATTCCCGGTGTGGAGAAAAAAATCAGCCTGCCGCGTCTTAAAAGCGGCAAGATGTTGCAGAAACGTAAGGAACACCCGGACATCGAGGATTCCAAGGGGAATTTCAACTATTCGGAGAAATCCCTTGACCCGGTGGACTTCATGGCCTTTACCGTGTTCAATCCCCGCGCCTTCGAGCAGATTTGGCGCAAGTGGCAGCCCAAGGGCAACCTCGTGTTCGCCGAACTGCCCCCTGAAGGACAGAACGCCCTGCTGGCCGAGCTGACCAAGCAGGTGAAGTTCGAGCTGGGTGACCATTTTATCAACGGCACGTATGGGGATGACGACGACCATCTGATGAACGGTATCCTGACACAGATGACGAAAGATACCGAGCTTATCATCGTATCGGGTAAGCCGGCGACCATGCTGGAGAAGTTGAAGGCCGTGCGTAAGGCTATCCCCGTGGCCATCCGTAACAATCCGAACCTGCGCATTATCATGAGCGTTAACGATTTTGACAAGTACGACGATGAGTTGACCGAACGGGAGGCCAAGAACGCCAGCGAGACGGACGTGAACAGCAAGCGTTACAAGGGCATCACCATCGAGACGCTCTCCGCGTGGCCGGACGATCTGATTGTGACCACCCTCTGCTCGCCGGACGCGGACGGCAATTTCTTCGCCGCTGTCAACTTGCAGGATGACGAGGACGTGATCCAGATCGACAAGGTGTCCAATGCCAGTGAGCTGTATTTTTTCAAATTGCTGATGAAAGCAGATACGAACATCGCTTTCGGCGAGGAGGCTGTCGTGCTGGATACCCGTACCAACCCCGTGTTCAAGGCCGCGGAGAAAACCATTTCCGTAGAACCGGCCACCCTCACGTTCGAGAATACCGGCGGTACGCAGAAGGTTGCGGTAACGGCTTCCGGTGAATGGAAAGCGAGCGCAGCTCCGGCAGGTTTCAAGGTGGTGGAAACGGACGAGGACCTGACCGTTACTGCAGAGCCTAACACGACCGGCAACGACAAGACCGGCACGATCACCCTCACCCTTGATGCCGATCGTAGTAAGACGGCCAAAATCACCCTGACCGCCAAAAAGCAGGGAGGGGGTGCGTAATGGCTGGGTTGAAATACCTTGTCATTCATTGCACGGCCACGGCGGAGGGCCGTGAGGTGTCATCGGCGGACATCCGCCGTTGGCACACCGCCCCGGTAAGCGAGGGCGGCCGTGGCTGGAAACAGGTGGGTTACACCGACCTGTTTCACCTCAATGGCGGCGTGGAGCGTTTGGTGGACAACAACGAGGACGCAAATGTAGACCCGTGGGAAGTCACCAACGGTGCGGCGGGTTACAACTCCGTTTCCCGGCATATTGTGTATGCCGGAGGATGTGCCGCTGACGGCAAGACTCCGAAGGACACACGTACGGCCTCTCAGAAGAAGGCATTGGAGAAGTATGTGAAGGATTTCCACCGCCGCTTTCCGGATGTTCGTATTGTAGGACACAATGAGTTGGCGGCGAAAGCCTGCCCCAGCTTTGACGTACAGAAATGGCTTAAAGAAATCGGTATTAACCAATAAAAAAAGAAGAAAGAAATGAAACGAATTATGCTGTTTTTGATGCTGATGCTTGGAACGGTGTCGGCAGTAATGGCCCAAGTGGCCGATGTTCCGGTTACAGATTATGACACGATGATTGGCACGTTTGCCGGTTTTGCGGCCGGTGTGGTAGTATTGACGGAAGGCTTGAAAGGCTTGTTTCCGAATATGAAAGGCTGGGTAACCCAAATTGTCAGCTGGTGCGTCGGTATTGCGGGCGCCATGTTGCTGTGGTGGCTGGATGCCGGATTTGTGTCGGATGTCCAGTGGTATATAGCCCTGCTTTACGGTTTCGGTGCGTCCCTTGTCGCGAACGGGATCGCGGACACGGGACTGGTGCAATGGCTTATCGGCCTTATAGTCAAGAAATCGGAAAGCAAGTCATAAACGGGTATCAGAGATGGAGCTTAGTGAAATACTCAACCTGGTACTGGGCGGCGGTTTATTGGCGGCTGTCATCGGGCTTCTCACGCTGAAGGCGACTGTCCGCAAGGCGAATGCCGAGGCGGAGAAGGCGAGGGCCGAGGCCGAGACAGTCCGGATTGACAACACTGAGCAAGCCACCCGGATATTGATAGATAATATTGTTGAACCATTAAAGAAGGAATTGAATGAGACCCGAGAAGAACTGCGTGCGACCAAGAAGGAGTTTGGGTCTACCAAGCGCGAGATGGCCCGGCTTCGCAAGGCTATCGGTGATGCCGGCAATTGCAAGCATTCTGGTGATTGTCCTGTGCTTTTCCGGTTGCGCGAGCACCCGAAAGACAGTGAAGGAGACCTCCCGGACGGAGGCGAATCGGATGGCGGTGGACAGTCTGGCCAAAGAAGTCCTCCTTGTACGGACGGAGGCGGTCCCGAAGTCGGAGGTACGGCTGGCGATATCGGCTGACAGCCTGATGAGACTGCCCCCCAGAGCATCGTATAGCGGAAAGAGCGGGCAGGCGAACGTGTCGGTAAGCCGCGACGGAGACGTGATCGCCGTGCACGCGAGCTGCGACAGTCTGCAAATCCTGGTCGAGTATTATGCGGGCAGGTCCGAGACGTACAGGGAAGCCTGGGAGGAAATGGCGGATTTGTACGAGGCGGAGGTAAAACGGCGTTCGAACCCCGTTCAAATCTTCTTCTATGGTTTCGGGACTGGAATAGTGATATGCGTTTTAGCGGTAATATTAATTCAAAAACAAAAGAAAGATGGCGGATAAGAATTTCATGTACGGCATCGGTGCCGTGAAATATAAGGATTTTGTCGTGGGCTATATCGAGAAAGGCTCCTTTGACCTGGGCGGCCAGAAACCTGAGGCGGCGAAAATCGAGGCGGAACAGGTGCCCGGTGCCCCGGTGCTGGTCATAGCCCAGTCGAACGGCAGCATAGCGCCGACGTTCAATGTGATCCAGATGGACTTTGATAACCTGCACAAACTGCTTGGCGGCAGCCTGCATTATAAGAAAGAAGATTCGGAAAAGAAAACTCCGATCGGCTGGACGGCCCCCTCGACTGCGATGGTGATGCAGGGCCCCTGGGAACTTGCCCTTGTGTCCGGGAAGAGCATCCTGATGCCCAACGCGACACTGCTCTCCAATTTGGGCGGCAAGCTGACCCTGACAGAAACGGCGAAGATCGAGTGTACGTTGGAGGTGGCAATGCCGGAGGACGGTTCACAGCCTTACGGTGTGTTCGATACGGAATCCATTCCCAGTGAGTGGAAACAGTACAAGCTGCCGGCAGCGGAAGAGGCGACGGCACAAATCCAGACTGGGGAGGGTTAGCGTATGGATGACCGGTTGGAGCAGCTGGTGGAAATGGAATGTGCGGACGCGTTGCTGGACGGTGGCGTGTCCGTTCCTCTTAAAAGGTGGAGCGTTCCCTTTAAGAAGCGTCCCTTGGAACTGCGTGTGATAATGAAGCGTCCCCGGCTTCGGGGTCAGATGCTGCTGGCCAGGGAGTATCTGAAACTGGGTGTGGCACCCGGCTGGAAACCGAAGGACAAGGCGGAGGAAATGGCCTTTGTGGCAAAGTACGGAAAAGGTATCAGCCGGATGTTGGCTTATACGGTATGCCGGGGCTGCGTGGCCCGGCGTGTAGGCATAGGACTGACGGCATGGATACTCCGGGAGCTTGTCGATTGGAGATTCCTGATGACCGTGTTCCGGACGTTCGAGCGTCTGATGGGCACGAAGGATTTTATGCGTATTATCAGATCGGTGGATCGGGCGAACCCGATGAAGCCGAGACTGAGCCAGGTGGGGAGGGAGAGTTAAGGACCCGTTATGAGGGTTCCCATAGCCCCTTCGGCTTCGTGTGGCAGATTGCATCGGCGACCGGCTGGAGCGTGGATTACATCCTTGACGGGGTGAATTACCAGACGCTGATCATGATGCTGAGTGACGCGCCCCGGTATGTGAGGCGGAAGAAAGGCGGCGGTGAAGGCAGCCGGAGAACGGACCGTAGCGCGGAGGACGAGGCGGACGATATTGTAGGATTTTTTCAAAGCAGACTGGAATGAAACCTGTAGAAGTTGAATTTTTGATGAAGGACGGCCTTACGCCCGGCATGGACAAGGCCGAGCGTGAGGCGCTGGAGCTTCGTAATACCGTCAGGGTGTTGGAGGCGGAACTGGAAAGGCTGCGCCTTGCCGGTGAGACGGCCGCCCCCAATTTGGATCAGAGCGCCAACATCGCCCAGATCCACGCGCTGGAAAAGCAGCTTGAGGATTTACGCGGCAAGTTGAGACAACTTCAGGCGGAATCGGAATCCGTACAGGTCACCCCGCCGGACGTGCCCAATGCACAGCGCCAGTTTAACGGCTTGCACAACAGCATCCAGCAGATTGCCCGTGAGATGCCCTCGTTGGCTATGGGACCGCAGATGTTCTTTCTGGCCATCAGTAACAACTTACCGGTATTCACCGATGAGCTGGCCCGTGCCCGGAAAGAGTACGACGCCCTGATGAAAGCGGGACAGAAAGGCACGCCGGTATGGAAGCAGGTGCTCTCTTCCCTCTTTTCCTGGCAGACGGCACTTACGACCGGCATCATGCTGCTTGTGATGTACGGTGACGAGATCGTGGAGTGGACGAAGGATTTGTTCAGTGCCAAGAAAGGCGTGGACGAATTTAACATTTCGCTGAAAGAGATGACCGAGATCGAGAAGGACGGCCGCGCCCAGATGGTGCGTACCCGCTTTGAGCTGAAATCGGTCATCGATGAGATAAAGAACTTCACCGGCAGCAAGGAGCAGGAAAAGGCGAAGGTGGAGGAACTGAACCGTAAATACGGGGAAAGTTTCGGTTATTATAAAACCCTTTCCGAGTGGTATGATACCCTTATCCAAAAGAGCGAGGACTACGTGCAGGTATTGCTTCACCAGGCCAACGTCCAGAACCTCGTCAGCAAGGCAGCCGAAGCTGACGAAGAAGTAAACAAGATCAAGGCCCAGAAACCGGAAGAGGCTGAAAGTGCTATGGGATTCTTTGGAAAAATAGGGCAGTATTTGATGCAAAGCAATATGGCGGAAGTCGGCCAGGTGTATGACGCGCAGGAGGCTATCCGAAAACATGATCAGGAGGCTTATGATATCCTGCTGAAAAATGCGGAGAACAAGCGTGACGGTTATCTGAGGAAGGCGGAGGAGGAAACGAGGAAAGCCGCCGAAGCCGCCAGGAAAGGAAATATCGGCGGACACTCCGATCCTAAACAGTCCGATAAAAAATCGGAAACGGAAGCCAAGCAGCGTATGGCTACAGAGCGCAGGCTGGCGCAGGAACTTGCCGCGTTGCAGGCGGAAAACGCCCAGGAATACATAGACCGGATGAAAGACGGCACTGAAAAGAAACTGGCACAGATCGAATACGACTATAACAGGCGAAAAGAAGAAATAGCCCGTCAGGAGGCTGAATGGAAACGTGAAAACAAGGAAGCCGGTGTTTCCACCGGTGGCAATGGTTTGACTCCCGGCCAGAGGGATGCCCTTGCCGGAGCACGCGACTCGAACGATAAGAACCGGATCGCGGCCATTACGACCACCTTGGAGGAAGAGATGGAAAAAGAAGCCCAGGCCATGCGTGATTACCTGGCGGAATATGGCAGCTATGAAAAAAAGAAGTGGGCTATTACTGAGGAATACGAGAAACGTATCAGGGAAGCCGTCACGGACGGTGAGAAAGACAGCCTGCAGGGAGAGTTGAAAAAGAAATTGTCTGACCTTGATCTGAAGGAATTGAAGGACGGATTGAACTGGGAAGCCGTATTCGGGGACCTCGACAAGGTATCCTCCGAAAGCCTCCAATCCCTCCGTACCCGTCTGAAGGAATATATCGATACCCAGAAGGACTTGCAGCCGGACAGCCTGAAAGACCTGGTGCGTGCCATTGACGCCATCGACAAGAAACTTAGCGAGCGCAATCCCTTTGCGGCATTGGAATCATCCTTGTCGCGGGTAAAATCCACGACCTTATCCGTCAAGGAGGCCCAGGAAGCCTATAACAAGGCCGTGAAAGAAGGAACTGAAACCGAGCAGAAGAATGCCCGGGCCGCACTGGATGCCGCTCGGAACGCGAAGCAGAGGGCACTGGCCGAGGCTACGGATGCCCTGCATGGCAGCGTAGGGCAGGTGAAGGAATACGTGGAAGCGGCAGAAGACCTGCTGGGACTGGTAGAACAGTTCGGTATCGATCCGCCGGAATGGATGGGCGAATACCTGGAAGGTTTGGGGCAGACGTTGGACGGCCTGGAAAGCATCGACCTGACCAAACCGATGAGTGTCATTACCGGCGGTATCAAGGCGGTAGGCGGCGCGGTGAAGACATTGTTCAGTTTAGGCGGCACCATCAACTGGAATGGAAGTAACGCGAAAGAGGTGCAGGCCACGATGGACCGGCTGACCAGCCGGAACGAAATGCTTCAGACTTCTATTGAGGACTTGACCGACACTATCAAACAGAGCAAGGGTACCAAATCCGTAGCTGCTTACCGCGATGCTTACCGGATGCAGCAAGAGACGGATTCGAACTACCTTCAGATGGCGATGGCGCAGGCCGGTTACCACGGCAGCCACCGCTCCTGGAATTATTATTGGGATGGTTTTTCCCAGGCACAGATAGACAAGCTGAGCGGACAGATCGGCCGCCAGTGGGACGGCAGTTTGTGGAGCCTGAGTCCGGAGGAAATGAAGGCCCTCAGAAGCAACGTGGACATGTGGACACAGATACAGGACACGGGCAAGGGCGGTTACGGCGGGCGGCTTACCGAGAAACTTGATGACTACATAGACCAGGCCGGAAAGCTGGAGGAACTGACCGACCAGCTGTATGAAGGGCTTACCGGCATTTCGTTTGATGGAATGTATGGCAGCTTTATCGATAACCTGATGAACATGAAGTATGGCGCGAAGGAGGCGGCGGAGGATATATCCGAGTACTTCATGCGGGCGATGCTGAGCAACAAGATCGGTGAGATGTACAGCGAGAAGTTGAAGGGCTGGTGGGAACGGTTCGGCAAGGCGATGGAAGACAACGACCTGACGGAAGCGGAACGGAAGGCTTTGGCCGATGAATACTTGCAGTATGTGGAAGAGGCGGTGGACCTGCGTGACAACCTGGCGGCAGCCACCGGTTATGACAAGACGCAGCAGGGCGGTACGAGCCAAAGTGCGAAAGCGGGCGGCTTTACGGCCATGACGCAGGATCAGGGTACGAAGCTGGAGGGCATGTTCACCGGCGGGCTGCAGCACTGGAGCAGCATGGACGACCGGCTGGAAAGCGTGTCGGAGAAGATGGACACGGCCGAAGGCCACCTGGCCCGGATAGCCGAGAACACCGGTGTGAGTGCCGGCCACCTGGGCGAGATAAAGGATGAGATAAAGAAAATGATACGTGACGGACTAAAAGTGAAATGACATGGCAGATATATTGGGCGGGCTGGTGCTGGTGAACGGCACGGACATCTGGACGGAATACGGCGTGTTCCTGGTGGAGGACCGGCGCGGTGGCATGGATAACCTCTCGGCGATCCTGACCCCGAGCAAGACGAAGAAGGAGACGGCCGTGGACATACGGGAGGAGGACGGGGAGAAATACAGCGCGGTCCTTACCCCGAGGAACGAGGCGCGTGACGTGACGCTGCACTTTGCCCTGTATAACAAGACAAAGGAGGGATGGCTGCGGAAATACTTCGCGTTCATCAATTTTCTGAAGAAAGGGAAGGACGGGTGGCTCGACATCGCGTTTCCCCAGCTTGATCTGACCCTGCACGTGAAATACACGGACAGTCCGAAGTTCACCCCGCTGACCTATTTGTGGAAGGAAGGGGTCCACGCCGGGAAATTCAAGGTGAAGTTCCGCGAGCCGGTACCGATTATATAACCATTCAAAGACGATTCGAATATGCTTTTAACGATATACGATAAAGCCGGGGTCAAGCGTGCGGATGTGGCTGCAAGTGACAGTTCGACGCAGAGCAAGGAGGTGCAGGGCGACAACGTGCTGGCGCTCTCCTTCACGCATTATGCCCATATCCCCCTCGATGTAGGCGACTTCACGGACTACATGGGCGAGCGGTACTGGCTGACGGAGCGGTACACCCCGAAAGAGAAAAGCGGGAGCGAGTGGGAGTATAACCTGAAGCTGTACGGTATCGAGAGCCTGATCAGGCGTTTTCTTGTGCTGGAGACAACGGACGGCGACACCAATCCCCTGTTTACATTGACGGCCACGCCCCGTGACCATGTCGCGATGGTAGTGAAGGCCATCAACGACGGCATGGGTAACATTACCGACTGGAAGGTGGGGCAGGTGGATGGTACCGATCTTATCGTGATCGACTACGAAGGTATGTACTGCGACCAGGCTTTGAAGGAGATCGCCGGCAAGGTGGGAGGCAAGGCCGAGTGGTGGGTCGAGGGGCAGACGGTGAACGTGTGCCGTTGCGAACACGGCGAGGAGATCACGTTGGGATACGGCAAGGGGCTGACCTCCCTGGAGCGGGATACGAGCAATACGGCGAAGTTCTACACGCGCCTTTTTCCGATCGGGAACAGCCGGAACATCGACGCCGAGAAGTACGGCAGCCCCCGTCTGATGCTCCCCGGAAAAAAGAAGTACGTGGAGGTGGGCGTGGACGAGTACGGTATCTATGACCACTACGAACAGGCCGCCTTCAGCGATATCTATCCCCGGCGGGTGGGCACGGTAAGCAGTGTCCGCAGTGAGGAGGTGACGGATGAAGAGGGCAAGGCCTTTACCGTCTATTACTTCAAGGACGGCGGGATGGATTTCGATCCTAACGATTATGAGTTGGCCGGTGAGACGAAACGCGTCTCCTTCCAAAGCGGTGACCTTTCCGGGCTGGGAGAGGGGGACGACCATTATTTCGAGGTGAATTTCGATAGCGCCACCCGTGAGTTTGAGATCATCACGATCTGGCCTTACGGTGATGATACGCAGCTTCCGGGCGGTAAGCTCGTCCCGAAGGCCGGGGACACCTATGTCCTTTGGAACATCCGGATGCCGGATAAGTATTACCGGCTGGCAGAGGAGGAATTTGCGACTGCGGTGGACGAATACAACAAGGACCACTGGCTGGATATCGCCGCTTACAAGGCTCCGACCGATCATGTGTGGATCGAGCAGCAGGAAGTCGATTTGTTTGTCGGCCGGCGTGTGCGTTTGGAGAGTGCCGAGTATTTCCCAAAGGACGGCTACCGCAGGAGCCGCATTACGAAGATCACCCGTAAGGTAAACCTTCCCGGGGAGATGGACCTGGAGATCAGCGACGCCCTGCAGGTATCGAAATTTGACAGGGTAAACGACAGTATAGGGGAATTGAAAAGCTATACGAAAGCTAAGGCCGAAAGTTCCGGGCTTCCCGATATTATCCGGAGCTTCGATAATACGCTGCCGACCGACAACAACCTTTTCTCGGCAAAAAGAAGCCAAAGGGAATTCCTGAGTAAACGCCATCGGGATACCGCTGCCGAGGTGATCGGTTTTCTGAAAGGGGCTTATTTTGGGGATTACAAAGCCGGTGAATCCGGAGGCAATGTTGACGGCGACGGGAACGCCGAGTTTCTGACGGCTGTTATCCGGGAATTGCTCCGCAGTACCCGTTTCGTGGACGGCATGTTCGGCGAGGGTTGGCAGCTATGGATAGATAAAATAACGGGGCTGAGTAATCTCACGATAGACAAGGCGACCATCCGGCAGACGTTGGTAGCCTTGGAACTGCTCATAGAAACGGTTCGCAGCGTAAGGGGGCAGCTGGTTGTATCCGCAGCCAACGGTAAGATCAAGACCGTGACCAAGGAGGGCAACAATTACCGTATCATCTTTGAGCAGGAGAACACGTTCGTGGCGCACGACCTGATGCGCTGTGCCGTTTTTACGGGGGCGGAGATTCGGGGTTACTGGGTGGAAGTGTCGGAAGGCGACACGGAAGGGATAACGGTACCCCAGAGGGAGTTTGGCGGGACGGAACCGAAGGCGGGTGATGAGTGCGTGTTGATGGGTAACACGGAAAACCCGCTCCGGCAGAACCTGATCAGCATATCGGCTACCGAGGACGGCCAGCCACGTGTTGACATACTGGACGGCGTGAATGCGAAAAACTTCAACGGCTGTTTGCGTTGTCGGGTGGGTAATCTTGACGGTATCAAGGACAGCGCTTTCCCGGCGAATAGCCAACCACACGGGAACGGTCTCTATGGCGACAACGTATATTTGAAAGGTACGTTCGTCCTCATGACCGGCGAGGATATCCTGACGAAATTTGAAATTACGGAGGGTAAGATACAATCAGCCGTGGAGGGTCTGCGCGACGAGGTGAGGGAGGAGCAGAGCTTTTTCGATAACACCACGTTTACCGAGGGGATGAGTAAATGGATAAGCGGGTACAAGGCCGCGTTCCTGACTTTCGGCGGCAAGTGGATTCTTGCCGGTAACAAACTGTTAGCATCGAGCGAGAACGGCAACGTGGAGGTCGTAAAGACCGGCAAGGTCCCTTACGTCAGGATAACGAACAGCTACATCATGCAAAAGAACGGGGATTTTCGCACGATTCTCGATTTTAAAGAGTTGAACGGGGACGGGCTTCGTATCCCGGGCTATGTCTACCTGTCCTTCCATTACAAGGTGATCGAGGCCGGACACCTGCGTATCGAGTTCGTGAACGGGAATAAGGCAGGATTCGAGAACTTTAATATGTTCGCTTACGACGGTGATTTGTCGGTCGGTGGGGAGAAGGTATTCAACCATTCTGGGCTGTGGAATGGGACCGGTGACTTCAAGCTGTCGTTCACGGGTGTTATCCAAGTGTCCTTGTTGGTGTTCTCGACAGACCGGACGGATGCCCTGGCGTACAAGTATGCCACGTTCTTCGACCAGTCGGAGAAGATGATCCGAATTGCTGCGGCGAATTTCGATAAGGACGGCAATGTGCTGGAGGCATCCTCCATTATCACGACGGCCAAATATAACAGGCTGATTTCTGTCCATTTCGATGAGAATGGAGAATTGCGGAATAAATCAGGATTGGTGACTACCGCCAATTTCTCCAGGCTGTTCGCCGAGGGCGTTACAAGCAATGGCCTTGTAAAGAGCGCGGATTTGAAGGTCTATGTCAAGCGTGATGAGTTCGGCAACCTTGTTTCCGGTGTTACCATCCGGGCTGACCAAATTGAGCTGGAAGGGCTCGTAACAGCAAATAGCAATTTCAAGGTGTTAACGGATGGCAGTATCGAGGCCCGGAACGCCAATATCAGCGGAACTATCAAGGCCGCATCCGGGGACATTGGAGACTTCAAAATCCGGAATGGCCGCCTGGTATGGAAAGGTCTTGATTATTTTGGGAATGACTCGCGAACGCTAAAACTTGGTTATGGCAGTAACAATGATGGCTTGGTCGATGTCGCCTTTGGTGCTTCCACGGAAGGGCGTTTTGGGGTGAAGGCAGTAGGGCGTGCACCGGGTTCTGCCGCTGTTTACGGATCGAGCCAGCCTACGCAGACCTACCCCAGCGGGGATACCGTATGGGCCGGCTGGTTCGACGGCTATACGTTTTCGAACGGGTATTTCTCCAAAAGCTCCAAAGGGAACATCAAAGGAGGAATGAACGGCGCTGTGCGGATAGATGACAGCGACACGTGGTTTGTCTTTGTAAACGGTATTTGTGTCGGTTTTCGTAGCGCGAGGGAATATGACGCGACGGCCGACGAATGATTCATGCAACAACTAAAAAATAGATAAGGATATGAGAGTAGATTTCAACCGCCCGTTCAAGGGCTACGACGGGCGGGAGCTCACGGGTAACAACATCGCTATGTCTGTGGCGGAGGCCCTGTTTAATTACGGGATGGATAAGCCCGTAAGCCGGGAGGAAAAGTTTAAGGCGTATGTCCTTTTTCAGAAAATTGTCCAAAGTGGGGGAGTACTGAATTTGGAGAGTGAGGACGTTACCCTGATCAAGGAGGTGTGTGGGGATAGCCTGACAGCCGGAGGTTATGGCCAGGTGTATGAACTTGTAGAAAGAAAGGAGTAGCGATATGGCATTTACAGAAGAAGAAAAACAAGAAATTCTCGAGGTAGTCAAGGCGGAGTCCAAAAGTGTCGAATCCCTTGAGACGGTCGGCTCGCTGAGCGGTGTCAAATCCCTTCCCGCGCAGAAAGGGGACAAGCTGGTGAGCGTTCCGATCACCTTGCTGAGCAAGCCGGCCGATGACGCGGCGGCAAGGGCCATCGCGGCGGCCGAAAGGGTGGAGGAACTGGCCCCGAAAATGGAAGCGGCCACCCAGGAGACAAAGAAGGCCATTCAGACGGCGGGTGAATCGGCGGCAAAGGCGGAGGCGGCCGCGAAGAAGGCCGAGGATGCGATAGCCCAAGGTTACAAACATAAGGAGATGAGTGAGGAAGCCTTTGAAAGTCTCCCGGAAAAGGACGGTAAAACCATTTACCTGATTTACGAGGAGGAATAGGTATGATAAGCATTGGAAACAAGGAGGTGACGGCCATCCGCGTAGGTGAACGGGTGGTGGCGGCGGTCTATATAGGAGCCAAGCTGGTTTGGCAGGCGATAAGGAGTTGTTTCGGCGCGGGCTTTTGGCGCGGCGATAAACCCTGGAGCCGAACGGATGGATGGAAACGGATGAAATAACTTTTAAAGAATAGCGATATGGCAAAGAAAGTATATGACGAAGATGGTCTGGACATGAAGAATACCAATTGGGACGGTGACGAATCCACCGGTAACCTTCCTGTCAGCGGTCGTTTGGTGGAGAATTACATCAAACAGATAGATGAGAACACGACCCCAGTGGAAGAGGTGACACCGGGCGAGACCAAGCCGCCCACATCGGGTGCGGTGGCAGGCGCATTGGTCGGGACGGTGACGGACATAGAGGTAGGCGAAAGCCCGGACGGCACCCAGTATGTCATGGGTGTCACCCAAAAGAATGACCAAGGAGGGGAAACCAAAAAAGAAATCCGTTTTTCCAAATACACGGATGATGACAAGGTCGTTGTAAACATCGACCTGACCGACGGTACCGGTTCCGCCCTTCCGGATTCGCAATACCTTGCCCTGGGTACAGGCCTGACGGTGCGATATACGGTTAATGTTGGGACGGTCGGTGGCAGCGAGGTCAGCGGTTATTCGGATTTAAGGGCACGGCTTATCGTAAAACGCGGTTCATCGGTACTTTCCGACTTCAAGGATACGGAATTTACAGGTGTGACTGCCGGACAGGCATACACCTTTGATGTGTCCAAATACTTGGAGGATGCCACCACTTACACGGTCCAGGTCGAGGCCCGCGCCACCTACGGGGGCGAGACGCTGAGTAAAACGGCCACCGCCCGTATGACAATGGTCGCGATGACGATGGAAACCACCTACAACGTAGGTAACGGTGTGGCAGATGGCGGCTACCAAAATGATGTGAATATCCCTTTCACGATAAAAGGAACGACGGGTGAAAAGAATATCTACTGGCGTTTGAACGGCGGTGTGCCGTCCACACTGCAATTGTCTTCCGGTTCGGGTCTGCAATCGAAGAACATCTCCGTCCCGCTTTCTTCTATGCAGGAAGGATTGAACGTGGTCGAGGCCTACGCCATACATGAGAACTCCGGTGTCATGAGCCGTGTGCATTATATTTCCTTGCTGAAGGCGGGCGGTGTGTCGAACTACGTTGGAATGATGTTCAACCACGTCTCGAACGGTTTTCAAACGGACTGGAAGAAGCCGGCATTGAATGCCGAACAATTCACGGCATGGAGTTTTACTTATGCCGCCTATGATCGTTTAAGCAACACTGCGACCGTCAAGGTGGAGAGTGCGGGTACCAGGCTGAAAGAGGACCGCCTGCTTCGTGGCGAATCGGGTAGCTACGGTAAGACGAATGTCAATACCGAGCAGCAAAACTACACGTTGACTTGTGGAACGGCAGAAGTTACACTGAGCGTGGTAACAACCTCGCACCCGGACATAGAGGCCACATTGTCACCTGATGCGGTCTGTACGTTTGATGCTTTCGGACGTAGCAATACGGAGAATAATGCGGCCTCCTGGGTAAGCGGTGACAAGTATATGGCGTTTAAGGATATGCTTTGGAACGTGAACCAGAACGGTGCGGGTTCCGGCTGGCATAAGGACCGTCTGCTACTGGCGGGCGGCGCGTCCATGACCCTGACCGCCGAAGGTGGCTACCGCCCGTTCAACGACGCGGACAAGCCAGTAGGCTATTCTATCCGCGAGACGGGGATGACGATAGAGATAGAGTACAGTACAGCCAACGTGACGGATACGAAAGCCGAACTGATCACCTGCCTGGGCAGACTCTCGAACGGTAACCGTTACGGCCTCGTGGTGACACCGGAGGAGGCCAAGTTTTTGACGGGCGTGGTGACGGAGGCGGTAGACGCCGGTGAGGTGATCCGTTATGAAGACTCTGTGGGAACGAAGTTTGAGCCGGGCACCAATATCAAGATCTCCTATGTTTTCTATCCTGATGTGGAGACCAACGAGCAGCGCGGGCTGATCGGCTTCTTCGTGAACGGAGAGGAGAGTGCCGCGTCCAAATGGTTGGACAAGGTCAGTTTCGACATAACGGAACAGTTGCGTTTCTGCTCTGACGGCGCGGACCTCTATATCAAGAGCATCCGTGTCTACGATAAGGCCCTGACCTCGGACGAGGTATTAAACAACTACATAGTGGACCGTGGGCACCTTGATGATACGGAGGACGGACAGGGTGTACGCTCGCTTGACGAGGAGAACCGAGTCTTGAACGAGGGTGACAGTGTGAGCATGGACAAGCTCATGGGGATGATGGCGAAGCGGAGAAACTCCATACTTGTGCTCATAGGGACGGGTTCGGTAGGCAGCGAGGTCCCGAGTGAGAGCGATACGCTTAATGTAATGGACGCCCTGGCACAACTCAACGACAAGAAGGCAAACAAGCTGGTGAGGGAAATCCGTTTTTACAACGGTGAGAACCGGAACCTTGATTTTATCCTGAAAAACGCCTATGTGCGCATACAAGGCACGTCCTCGGTGAACTACGCGAGAAAGAATCTCCGTTTTTATTTTCAGAAAACAGCGAGCGGTTGGACCGTGACCCTGAGCTATGGCGAGATCGACGGTAACGGCAACCAAAGTGCCCCGGTCATAACTGAAGGCAAGAAGAACCTGTTCAGGCTGCGTGAGAACTCCGTTGGCGCTAAGCTCGCCTGTCCCAAGTGCGACTTTTCCGATTCTTCCATGACCACCAACACGGGAGGCGCCAAGTTCATTCACGATGGTTTGATGGAGATGGGTCTGCTGACTCCCGCCCAACGTTATGCCGCCGACCACCCGGATACCTGTCCCGAGGATATCCGGTCTGCCGTGGATGGTATGCCCTGCGACCTGTTCGTTGCGAAATCCGCTGATGACGACCTTGTTTATTACGGTCAGTATAACATGAACAACGAGAAGAGCGACAGCTATCCCATTTTCGGCCAGGACAAGGCGATAGGCGGTGAGATCTGGGGAGAGGGCGATACGTTGGACTACCTGGAAGCGGGTGAAAGCGGAGAAAAGGAGTATCTTCCGGTCTGTATCGAGACGCTGAACAATTCGAACGACCTATGCCTGTTCCACTGGCTTCCGTCCACGGATCCGGGCCATGCGGACTTTATGGACGCCAACTTTGATGGCGGTTTCGAGTTCAACCACCCTAAAGACACCTTCTGGTCGGATGGCGGCGGTGACGAGGCGGAGGAACCCAACCTGAAGGACCACCTCGGTACGGGAGACAAGTATGACAAGATGTACAAGGCCCTTGACCGCATGATGGGTTTCGTTTATCGTTGCGTAAAGGAAACCCCGGCAGGCAAGAACCTGTCCTATAACAAGGAATCGCATACGTTTGACGGTGTGGACTACGAGGATGACGGCGATAGGTTCCCGTCCGCCAAATGGCAGAGCGCGACTTTCAGGAAGGAGGCCGCCCAATATTTCAATGTCCCTTACCTGATCGCCTATTACCTGTACGTTGATTTTAACCTGGGTGTGGACCAGTTGGCCAAGAACATGCTGCTGCGCACGTGGGACGGTGTGATATGGTATGTTACCTATTACGACGGAGACTGCCAGTTGGGCTCGGATAACAAGTCATTCCTGACGGGAAAGTACGATGACGACCGCCAGACGAAACGTGACGGAGCCTACGTGATGCAGGGTCATAACTCATGGCTATGGAACCTGATACTCGCCAACTTCCCCGACCTGATGACAGAGATAATGGTGAGCGGTCATAATGGCGGTACTTCGTTCATGAGCGCGTTCGGAATCCAGAAAGCCATCGATCATTTCGATACCGATCAAATGGAGAGATGGTGTTCGCGCCTGTATAACAAAAGCGGCATATTCAAGTATGTTTACCCGTTCCTGAACGAGATGCCCGTTGGCGCCGACGGAGCCAAACAGACTTATCCTCAAATTTACGGTCTGAAAGGTTCGCTCAAGGCGCACCGTGGATATTTTATCAGAAGACGCTATGACTTGAAGCAGGTGGAGTATGGCTATGTGTCCACGCTTGGTGCGCAGTTTTATCAGTCTACCGCGTCGTTGGATGCGGGCTATACGTTGAAGCCGTTACAGTTTGCGTTGACCATCCCGTACCGTGTGCAGCTGTCCACGTCCAACGGTGTACAGGCCGACAGCGGTGTCGTGGAATCGGATATATTGCATACACTTTCCTTGCGTGGCCGGTTTGGCGAGAATGACCCGTTGAAGATCATCGGTGCGGCGAAAGTCAAGGAACTGGTCTGGCATGAGGACGCTTTCGCCATCGGTTTCAATTTCGGCCTGTTCACCTCACTTGTCAGATTGGACATGAGCGTGGAAACGGCGAGTGGTTACCGTAATGGTTCATTCATGACTTCTACAAGCGCACTGACCCTACTGGAGGAGTTAAATATGAAGAACAACCTATTAGCCCGTAACGGTGACAATGGTAGCGCCGCCACGCTTGATTTAAGCTGGCAGGCACGTTTGAAGAAACTGAACCTGCAAGGTACCGGTGTTACCCGTTTGAAGCTGGCCACCGGTGCCCCACTTGTAGAGTTGGAGCTTCCCGGCACGTTGGAGGAATTGTTTTTGGAGCACCTGCCTAAATTGCAGGAAAGCGGTTTTAACATGGAAAGTATAGCGAACGTTACCGGCTACCGTTTTGCGAACTGCCCCGGCATCGACGGCTTTGCCTTGTTGGAGCGGCTGCACGCGGCCAAGGAGTCCGGAGCCGGTAAGCTGGAACGTTTTGTTATTGAGATAGACATGGAGGATAACGGTGCGCTACTCGAGAAATATTACGACTACGGCACTTATACGTCAGGCGGAGCGATAGACAACCGTCATTCCGGATTGCGCGGAAAACTCCGTTTGACAAAGTACATGGAAGACGAAGAAGCGGACAGATACAGGGAGCGGTACCCTGAACTGGAGATCGTACAACCGGCCTACAGCATCATCGAGTCGGACGAAAGCGCTCCGGACGATGCCAACATTTCCAACCCGGACAACGAGACCGGTTATAAGTATGGCAATACCTACATCATGAATGCCCACGTGGCGGCGATCCTTAAGAAGCGCCACCGTGTGCTTGCCAAGGTGACGAAGAAACCCACGAGCCGTAAAGTGGAGATGGCCGGCCAGACAGTTGACGTGAACAATCCGGACGGTGAAATGACCTATTGTCCGTTGGATGATACCACCAGCAATAAATACTACGACGGAAGCGCAGCCAAACTTGACAGCAGCGAGGGTGACTGGATGATGTACGAGCCGTTCTTCTGGTCGAAAGGTATCAATGACTATCTGAACGAGAAATATTACAGCTGTTACAGTTCCAATGGCCCCGACGATATGCCTCCCATCCCCGAAGCAACCGTTTTGACACTGGATGATATAAAAGAGAGCAAGGACGGCTACTTGGCGGAACGCAAACTACTGAGTGGCAAGCCCACGCTGAAAGACTCCTATAGCACGGACAAGACTTATTCGGTCTGCAAGGTGGATGTGCAAGGTTACAAGCGTGTGCGTTTTCCGAGTGTTCCCGGCACGGGTCTGGTCGGCAGTCTATTTGTAGACGGCTCCGGACACGTAGTCAAAACCATCGTGGTTCCAACGATCGGCTTGAAGTTCGAGGCCGGCATGTACTTGATATCGGATGTTCCGGAGGACGCCACGGCCTTGCACTTCTCGATCTTGAACACGGCCGAGTTCGACAAGGTCGTACTTTCCAACTCCGACAAGATCGAGGATATGGAGCCCGATTGGGTGGCCAATGAGGAACATCTTTGTGCGGTAGTAGGCAGTAGCGTGGTAGGTAGCAAATTGCGTTCATGCATAACGGGTAATTCCACGACGGCCAGCATGAACTGGATCGACTTTCATTATTACTCGGTTCAGCGCGGTATGCAACAGATAGATGCGTTGATGCACTCCCGTATAGCGAACTTGTTTTACGCAAGATATGGCCGTCGTGACAGCCAGGAACAGTGCGGAGGCGGTCAGCATACGAACAATCGTATCACGGGCGGTACAGCCGGTTATGGTATGCAGGATACGATCGGTTATGACGAAGCGTATAAAATAAACGACAAGATCACGAATTCCATCGTGGATGGTTCTATCCACCAGTACGCTTGGTATCGTGGCCAGGACGAGTATGGTTCTCCGACCGTGACTCAGGTAAACAATATCAGTTGTCTGGGCTATGAGGATATCTACGGCCATAAGTATGACATGATGGACGGTGTTGATTTACCCAATGATAGCGGTAATTCAGGCAAGTGGCGTATTTGGATGCCGGACGGCAGTACCCGTTTTGTCAAAGGTAAGACCACCAGCGACCAATGGATAGTAGGTGTCGCGCATGGCAAGTATATGGATATGGTGCCTGTTGGAAGTGCAAACGGCTCGTCCAGCACGTATTATTGCGATAAATACCACGTCTCTACTGCAGTCAGCCGTGTGGTTTTTCGTGGGTGCCATTACTCGAGTGCGGTTGGTGGTGTGTCGTGCGCGTATGCGTTTTACGATGCCTCGTACTCGTACTCGAATATCGGTTCCCGTCTGGCCTTCCGCGG